AGAAGTGTAGTCCGATGGCATTGCTGCTCGGAACGACGGCTCCCGATATGATGTTGTTTCCATAGAGGAGGGAGCCTGCGACTGGTTCTCGGATTCCATCGATGTCTACAGGGGGTGCGGCAATAAATGCAGTTACAAAACAAATAGTAGCAGCCAGCAGGGTTGGGATCATAAGGATACCGAACCAGCCGACATACAGTCGATTGTTAGTAGAGGTTACCCAGGAACAAAAGTCATCCCAGGTAGACCTCTGTTGTTGTTGAAGTACAGCGGTCATTAAAAGTGCAGGGTTGTTGTTTACGAGGGTATGTATTTGAGCACTTTAATGAAGCCCGCCCAAGGCTCACGTCCAGTGGCGGGCTGTATGGATCAGAAGCTATACTTCAGACCAGCCTTGGTACCATAGGTGTTGGTGTCATCGAACGCAGCCGACAGCTCACCATAGACGGAGAGCTTTTCGGAGGCGGCAACAGAGCCGAAGAGCTTAGCAGTCAGTACGGTATCCTGTTCGCCACCATCAGGGACGACAACGGAAGGACCGCCTTGGACTCCCCAAGAGCCGAAAGGACCTTCAGATTCGTAACCGACATGGAAGTCGGTGACTTGGCCGGTGAAGTCGGAGCCGGTAAAACCAGCGTTGTTCTCAACGTTCACGTAGGGACCGGCAATAGCGGCACCGTGTGCCATGCCGAGGAGGAGACCGGAAGCGATAATAGATTTCATAGTTAGTTAGTTACTTTTTCTTTTTAGCAGTTTTAGCGGATCGTCGAAAGTTAGCAGCAGTAGGAGCACCAGGTGCACCTTTTTTTCTCATTTTTTCGCCACTACCAGCAGCGATCCTTTTTCGTTTAGCATGAATGTTGGCATAGAGCCCACGTTTTGCAGCCATGATTAACATTTCCATTTGCGTAGTGCAAGAGCCTTCCGTGTAGGACGACCCTTGCTGTCTTTCATTGGTCCTTTGACACCAGACATGCGAGCGCAGAAGGACCGCTTGCGTGGACCACCGCCAGGCTGAGGAGCCTTGAGCTTTGATCCCGTCTCTCTATTGTACTTCTCACGGCCAGCCTTTGTCAAGCCACCGGAGCGAGATTTATGTTTGCCAATCTTTAGACTGACATTTTTTTTGCGGACCTTCGTACGTGCCATGTCACTTCTTCTTCATGTTTTTAGCAATAGCCTTAGCTACCTTTGCAGGCATCTTAGGGTTCTTTGCTTTGAGCTTAGCAGCCGTGCCGTTCTTTTTAGGACGACCAACTTTTGAACCGTATGTTCCTTTACCGTAGGGCATTACCAGATACCGGGGATGATTTGACCAGTGAGTGCATACGCTCCGAGCGCAGCAATGACGCCCAGCATAGCCAGGCGACCGTTCAGCTTTTCAGCCTTTTCGTTGTGGGTTTCAGTTACGTCCATAATTGTCATAGGTGGTTCGATTGCGTAGAGGTTCATACGACCTCCGTCTTCAGTAACAGTGGTCATTAGAAATTAACGTCAGAGCGGTCAAGTTTTTCCAGCACATCCATACGATATGCAGGGTCATTGTCATAACGAGGATCACTCATAGCATTGACAAGCTCAGCTTGACTGCGGAACACATCAGAGGATCCTTTGTCAGACGCCTTGCCAGACAGCATACGACCTTCGTAACCGTTGGCTGACTCGTACTGAGCCTTCAGACCGTTGACCATCATTTGAATTGTGTGCTCATTACCAGTGGCAATGATGTTATCGAAAGCATCAATCTGATCTTGACTCAGGTTTTGACCTGCCCAAGACATGACTTCGCCGTAAGCTTCTTCGCCTCCAACAGAGTTCTTGATGTTGTTGACTTGTCTATCAGACAACTCTACAGTCTCTTGTGCCTGGGGTGCGTTAGCTTGCATAGCCATGTAAGCTTGTACCAGGTCTTGACTGTCCATCTCAGAGAACTGAGCCATCATTTCTTCAGACACCTCACCGGTCTCTGCGTACTGTGTGGAAGCCTCTGTGATGAGAGCCTGTGCAGGTGATACCTCAGGCTCCTGCTCTTGTTCTTGTTCTTCAGCAGGCTCTACCTCTTCGCCGGATCCCAGCTTAGATTGTAGTTCCATGTATGCCTTCTCAAGTTCTTGAGCATTTTTATATTTACCGGCCAGAAGTCCTTCCTGGTCGGCCATCATCTTTTCGCCAACAGCGAGAGAGTCCTGTTCCTCTTCGGTCAGGACCTCAGTGTTGGGGGTGTTTTCATACGTAAATGTTTCAGCCATTAGTCATAGGTGGATTGGATTGCATGGCTTGTACAGCCACAGAGGAGTTTGCAAGTTGACCAGCTTGATCAACCAAAGATTGATTTACTTGATCTTGCTTTGCTTGTTGCATTTCTTGCTGTAACTGCTCATCAGTTTTGATAAGGTTCAGTGTGTCGATACCTTGTGCAGCAGCAAGACGTTTGATGACTTCTGATGGATTGATGTAAGACAACAATGCCTCTGGACCAAGAGTCTGAGCTACGGTTCCCATGAACTGTGCCAAGCTTTCACGATCTTGGCCGCGACCAAGGGCGTTGACACCGGCAACAATAGAAGGACGTACAAACTCTTTGGGGATCTTAGGTAGCTGTCCGTTACGTTGAAGGACAAGCATGGTCCTACTAAGATACGGGACCAGGAACTCTACAGTCAGCAGGCTGAATAGACCGCCTAGCTGCTGCTCAAGCTCTAGCTGTGTGAGCCGTACCTCTTCGGCAGTGGTGCGTTCTGACTGTCGGATGTTCAGTTGTAGGAACGCTTCGCCAATGCGACGTTCGATAGCCTGAGTCATGTTAGCAGCGGTGCCAAAGTCAGCAGTTTTACCAACCTGCACAACACTAACATCTTCAGGTCTACCTTGAATGATAGCACCGTTGCCTGCCTTGGCAAGGGTACCAGGTTTGGTTGTACTAGATGGGGATACCATGAACACAACCTTTGCCGCTGCGCTGCTGCCTTCGATCAGTGCTTGGCTCAAAGAGTCCAGAGAACGGAAGTCTCCAAGGAACTCTTCTACTCTACCACGTCCGTAGTCTTCGCCGTCCACGGTGTTAAACCGCAGAGGGAGCCAAGGACTAGCATTCTTAGGAGCAGTGCTACGGCTGCCAGGAATGATCTTGTCGTTCACTTCCTGGTGCCACACCCAGCGTCCATTCTCTAGACGGCAATGAGTGTACACTTCGCATTCGTCATCGACCGACATACGGTCAGTAACTACTCGCATAGGATCATCTTGACTGATGATCGGTTCCATCAGATCTTTGCTGATGAGTTCTTTTGTTACGATCTCAAGGACATTACCATTACCATCTCGATTGATAACGAAACGGTTAAGTGGGAAGTTCTTTAGACCATCCTTACCCATAAAGATAAGGGCGTTGCCACTGACAATGAGGTGCTTGATAGCCTGATGGACCACCACTCGGTCGTTAGACGCAGCGATGAAGTCCATGATAGTCCTTTCAATCTTTGAGAAAGAAAGGTCCAACTCACTACGGAGTTCGGGCGAGTCAAGTTCACCTAGCTTATCTTCGCGGACTTGCAGTTTGAAGAACGTTGTTTGAGGCGGCAGCAATGCCAGCATCAGCTTAGATGCCAGCGTCACAACCGCCTTAGCTCCAACGGAAGACCACGGCATAGGCAGCTTCCGTTTGGAGTTAGGTGTGTTTGTGTCTTCTGTCAGCAGGTATGGCAACGTCAGCTCCGCACATTCAACAGCCGTATTCAGGAATTGATTACGTCCAGTTGACAGACGGTCGTAAGCCATACGTGCATTAGACATTCAGACCTCCAGTAGATCCACCTTCAGTAGGTGTGTTGATAGGAATACGCAGAGCGTTTGCGCCACGTGCAGAAGCACGGCCTCTATCAGAGGTAGCCTTCTTACGTCCGTACTGCACCTTGGGACGACGTTCTTTCTCTTTCTCCAAAGGAGTAGGTTGAGGCAAGGCCTTAGGTGCTGCTGGCGGCGGAGGTGCTGGCGGCGGAGGTGCCGCTGGTGCTGGTGGTGGTGGCGGTGAAGGCGATTGGAATAAACACATTAGTCTTTAGAAATACGTTGGGTAATCCACTCAACAACGGAACGTTGTCCAGACTTATACATAATCTGGCTTAGGCTGTTGTCTGGTGTGGCAGTGACGGGCGGAAAGATGTCCTCCAATTCACGGAGAACTTGCTCAAGGCTCGGTCCTAAGATCGACTCAAGCGTATTGGGGGAGGTTGACATTGCTATGTTCAAAGAAGGCTGGCATCCTAGCTGCTTTTGTCTCGGCAAGCTGAGGTGCTTTGCCTTCGTACATCAAGCGGTCGCTAGATTCCAACCAAAATTTTTTGTTCAAATACTTGTCGGTGTGCTCGCCCAGGGGCTGCATCACCCAGTTGATAGTAGCTTTGCGGAGCTTGTCCAGAGACGGGCTGATGTTGTAACCCAGCTCAGTATGTGCCAGTGAGTTGACCGCCACATGAATTTGTTCGTCTCGGCTGATGTCCGCTGAAACGGTCCTCATACCAGCGTCACCATTAAAGCGAAAGAATGGTAAAAGAACGAAGAAGATCGCACGTTCGGCAACAAGTGCTTTGGTAATCGTGTGATCTGGATGTGCCTCCCACGCGGACTTAAGCCGTAGGGCTTCCGCTTCAGCTTGTTCATCAACGCCGTAAGCATTGGCGATGTAACCAAGTGCGAGGTCGTGATTCTCTTCGTCCTTGACATTGGACAGTAGGACGTCCCTTGCATTTGACGGTACGTCAGAGGCGAGAGCGTCATTGATAAAATCTCCCACAGGTAGTTCCATGTGCCTCAATGCAAGAGCACGGAAGATTGCCTCCTCCGCGCCCTCTTTGCATGTACCGGCAGTTGTCTGGACAGGTGTCCATTTTCTTTTTCGATTGAGTAGTTTTTGATACGGGTTCATTCTTGGCAGTCGCAAGT